ATGCCAATTAAAATCCAAATGTGTTTTTATTGTTTGTTTCACAAAAAGGTGTACATTTGCGGCACCGGAAGCAATAAAGGCTTCGCCATTGTCTCATGGTGTAATGGTAGCACAACAGATTCTGGTCCTGTTTGTCAAGGTTCGAATCCTTGTGAGACAACAAGAATGATCGATGAGCTGTCCCCTTTCGAATCCTTGTGAGACAACGTAAAAAGGGGTGTAAAAGCACCCTTTTTCTTTTATGCAGTGGACTTTGTGGGCGTTCAGAGAAATATTGAAGTCCGAATATATACCGAATATATCCGTATATATCCGTAATATTTACACCCATATTTATAATTGCTATGGCTCACGTATCATTCTATCTAAAATCATATAAAACGGCCAAGACACTCCCTATTATCATGCAGGTGAGCATAAAATTTTCCATTATTGTAGACGGGAAAAGGCGGTATCAGCAGGTTAGGATTAGTACGGGTATGTCCATTCCCCAAAAACAATGGGCGGGTCAGAGGGCGGCCGTCAAATCAGACAAGAAAAATAAAATTGAAGCCTGTCCTATTGCTTATGAAATGAATCGACGGCTGGATGAAGCGCAAGCTATTGCTCTTAGGATAGCTTTTGAGGCGGAGAAGAACGGAGACTCAATAGACAGCTTGAAGATGCAGCTCAATGGGTCGCATGAATTGATGAAGATACTTGGGAAGAGGGTTAAGACGGATGATGTGTTTGGGTGGATCCAAACACATATAGATGGCAAAGACGTAAAGAGTAGCACGAGGGCGCAGTTGTGTATATCGCTTGAGAAGATGAGGGCTTTTGATTTGTATAGGAGGGCGGTATCCACTTGGTCTGATTTCGACTATAATTATTATCAGCTGTATATTAGGTTCTTGCGTGGCAGGGGATTGAAAGAAAACTCAATAGGTAAGCACATTAAGGATCTGAAAATGTTTCTCCGGGCGGCGAAACAGGCTAAAAAGGAAGTGCCGGATGACTTTATGACCGGTGCGTTCAAGAAGCCATCGGAAAAAGTGGACAGCGTCTATCTGACAGATGAAGAGGTATCTAAGATAGCATCAGTTAGGTACCAAGATGGTAGTGGTATTGAGGTTGCGAGAATTTGGTTTCTTATTGGGTGCAACACGGGGCTGCGCGTTTCTGATTTGATGCGACTCTCCCCGGATAATGTTCAGGGGAGCAACATTGTCGTTAGGACTATTAAGACAGGGGCGGATGTAGTCATACCCATGACCAAGCAGCTAAAAGGGCTGATAAAAAACGGCTTCCCTCGGCCTATCACGGGCCAGCGGTACAATGACTACATAAAAGAGATATGTCGCGATGCAGGCATCGACAAGTGGCAAAAGGTTACCTCCCACACGGCGAGAAGATCCTTTGCTACGAATATGTACCAAATGGGAGTTCCTGCCGCCAATCTGATGCTGATAACAGGGCACACGACTGAAAGCAGCTTCTACAAGTATATACGAACGGGGCTTGGGGAAAATGCGGATCTTATGAGGGAGAAGTTCCCTGAATTGTTTGAGTAAAGGGGCTGTGCCAAAAATGAATTTCGACACAGCCCCTTCCTTTTTTTTGTTTTTTGTGGGGGCTACTCCTTTGATCGATTTTTGCTTCTTGACCACAAGAAATATGCAGTTGTGGTAAGAGAAACCAACACGGATGCGATGACAGCACATCTGTATATGCTGTTCATCCCCTCCAGGTATTGGGTGATAACAGCAAATTTGTCAAATAGGCCGTTATCGGATGGGTGGTATCTAATATCCATGTCGAAATCAGCCAAAAAGAACGGGAATATAGGGTATGTAAATAGTTTATATGTCAGAGAGTTTATCGCAGACATGAGCGCCCAGCAGCAAAACATTGACGCGCCAAAGACAAAGAGTCCAAGCGCGATGTCGACCAAAACGAGAACGGAGTTCTTTAATCCTTTCATTTCTTGTACGTGTTAAAAAGTTTATTTACCCCATCCAAGGTCTTCAAGTCTAAGGCTTGAAAATCTTTGTTGGATATATCAAATCCCTCCTCTTTGAGGGTCTTTATGTTAGGGATATTGCTCTTTTTAGCAAGAGCTTGAACTATCCCCTTATTATTTATGTGCGCCCCGGCTTGGCACACGGCAAACACGAACCTGAACGGCCCATCAAGTGTCGGGGTTATATCTTTTACTTGGCGTATGTGCTTCTCGCCATCCCATTCAAAATCCACAGGGCTGCTAACCTTAAAGGCCAGTCCCCAACAGGGATTCGAAATTTTTATGTTTTGATAGCACTCGCCATCACCGTCGTACGCCCGCTTAATTGACAGGCGTACTCCTTTTTCGTGAAGTTCGACGCCATCGGCCTCCCCTTTATACTGCCCCCACGCGGACAAAATAAAGGCGATTAGCTCGTCCACTGAAACGTTCGTTATCGGCGTGGCAATGTTTTCTGCTTCTTGCCGCGCCTTTTCTTCTCTTTCTCGGGCTATCCTCTCCCTGATAGCCCGTTCTTTTTCCCGTTTCGCTTTGTTCTCGGCGGACGGGTATATGCCGCTTTCTCGAAATTCTTCGCGAATGGCGATCGGGACATCTTTCATCTCGATTTCACGCCAGTCTCGGTCGGATTGGTGAAATCTATAATTACCATGCTCGCGAGCCTCAAGCGCGCATGTTCCGAGTTCCGTCTCGAAAAAATATCGGGACGTTTTTGTTTTTTTTGTTTTTGAGTATTCTACGAATACAGAAACTTTTGTTGTCATGCTCATTATTATTATCTAATTTTTCTGGCTGGACTCAAAAGACCTACCTCTATGCAACCATCCTCATAGATAAAACCATCGTATCCGAGTCGGAGGAGGTCAGCCTTTAGGGCAACACCGGCTTCATAGTCGCTTGCAATCTGTCCCCACAGGGTGGTGCCACTGACTGGGTTGTCCTTTACGACATCTGCTATAGAGTAGCTTAACAACTTGTTTTCTGCCGCCTCAAAGAGTCCTTTGTATAGCTTACGCTCTTTCGCGGACTTCGAGTGCTCAAAAGAAGAACGGTAATCTCCGATCATCTTTTTCAACGTTTCGACCTGTGAGCTGTAGATAACCTCTAACACGGATGTGCACCGCTCTCTGTTTTCAGCCTTGCGTAGGTCAAGCAAGAGCGGATCAGCCTCATACACGTGTAGGTCGGTTGGAATCTCGTTGCCGAAATCATCGTATTGTCGATAAAATTCCGCCCCGGCCTCTGTGGTAGCATAGAAGTAGAGTTCGGCTGCATTCTTATCTCTAAGCCTGTTGTATCGCCGGGTTGTGTCGGCGACAAAACTTTCGCTTTTGTCGATAAGCTCTTGAAATTCTTTTGTATGTCTTCTGTATAGTTTCATGTTATGCCTTCGGCATAAAAGTACTATTTATTTGAAGAACGGAAGCTCCGACAGGGCTTTTGCGTTCTCCTTTTTTTCAACACGGATGTAGCGGAAAAACGCTTGTTCGGTTTTATGCCCTGTTATAAGCATGATGCGCACAGTAGGGATGCCAGCGAGGTACGCATTTGTCGCAAACGACCTCCGTCCCGTGTGGCTTGAAACGAGCTTATATTTCGGGATAGATCGCCTGACAAATTGGGTACCGCGAGTGTATTCGCACAGCACTTTTTCTGTTATGCCGGCTTTTCGGCAAAGCGTTTTTACACACCTATTAAAGTTCGTTTGCGAGTCTTTATACTTGACAGCTCCACCGTGCTTGACTACGTCTGCGGAGTGGGATGCAAACAAGTGCGCCCGTTTTGGCTGTTCTGACAGTCAAGATGTTGCCCTGTATATTGTCGTCTTGCAAGGCAGCTAAGTCAGAGTATCTCAGTCCCGTTTCGCAGGCGAAAACAAATAAGTCGCGTATGATTGCGGACTTCTTGCTTAGTTTGAGGTTGTAGACTCGCTCTATCTCGTCATCGGAGAGCGCAACCGTTGTGACTTCCTCCTCTTTAAGCGGAAAGTCCTCGTAGTTGCGCCCGACCTGTATTCCCTCCCTCCGCATACGGTTCACGGCCGCCACGATCGTCTGTGCAATCTTGACGATAGTATTATGTCTCAGATCGTAGTTTTGCCGCATATAGGCGAAAAAGCTCTCGATACATAGGTAGTCGAAATCCTTGCTATCTATGTTGTGCCCTACGTATTCCTCGTACCTTTCAAGGTAACGCTCTGCGTTGCGCATGTTGCCCTTGTGATTAGCCGAACACCTCCTACGCGCCGCGTAAGCGCGCAGGTAGGTGGTTATACGGGTTTCGTTCATATGTGTCACTGGTCAATCTTCTGTTCCTCTACAGGTGTTCTCCATCCAATGAAAACCCCGTCTTCTACCCCGAGGAAATCATCGGGGGTATGTGTGCCACGCAATATTTCATTGCTGATGTCAAACAGCAAATGATAATCCTCCATATATAGATAGATTTCCAGATTGGAAATCCCGAGCACTTTTTTTCGCCTGAGAGGCTCGATGGGGATAACCTCTCGCTCGAACAAGAACACGACATTTGCAGCCCCATTTAGGTTCTCGACGATTAGAGTATCGCCGAATTTGGGAGCTCCCATGTCGTCGGGCATCTCCCAAGAGTATATCCTACTGATTCGTCGATCACTTTCATGGTCGACGTGAACGCAATATGCTAATCTAACATTGTTGCGAACTGTACAGTCAGCAACAAATGTTTCATCTGCGATCCATGGGTACTCCTCTATTAGGGACTCCCCGGATGAGACCTCATCCCTGAACTTCTCGACCAGGGATTTAGACCAGCACCAGTGGTCTTGTTTTTTGCAGGTCTTCTTCAAGACCTTTTTTCTTTGGGGGTCGGATTGGCTATTTTTTTCCATTAGGAACAACGCTTCGGCTGTTCCTAAGTTGGTCTCAACTTCAAGGATTGAGCCAACTTCGACCTCCCCGATCTCGTCAGGAAGGTCCCACTCGCAAGTAAACGACTCGTTGCAGTCGTCGTTCACGATAATGCAGATTGCTACTCTATTGTTTTCGATTGCTGAATTAGTTGCCGTCATATTTTTTTCTTGCGCTGTTGTCTCATCGCGCTCTTGACGTCTTGATTTGTTTGTTATATCTTTACGCTACAAAGATAGCACAAAAAATCAATAGGGCCAAACTTTTCAGGGAAAAATTTTACTTATATGCTATTTTCTTTCCGAATTGTCTTAGTATTTGAAGCAAAAAAGCTATCTTTGTGACAGAAACATTGGATTGAATCATATGGAGATAGAAGGCATAATAAAGAAGGTACGATATTTAATGACTGTCAAGGGCGTTTCGTCCTCTGTTCTTGCAGAAAAGACGGGGATGGCTCAGCCCTCGATTAGCCGGTTTCTGGCCGGTAAGACTCAGAACCCAACACTCTCAACGCTTAGCAGTATCGCGGATGCGCTTGATGTTCCCTTGCGAAATTTGTTCCCTCACGATAAATCAAACGTGAATGGGTATATCGAGCATGATGGGGGGATCGAGCGCATTCGCGATTTTTCCGACCTCGAACGAATCGTATCGGAGTTGAGGTCGTAGGCCGTCGCGTCCAATTGTACCATACAGGAATTAAAATTATTGGGCGATGGCAATCGGTGAATCTTTTTCGGGTTCACCGATTTTTCTTTTTCTGCTCTCCATCTGAAATCTAACTTTCTTTTCCTGTTTTCACGTTTTATTTTTCCGCTTGTTTTCCCTGTTTGCTTCTTTGCTCGAAACGAAACAAACGAATATGGACGCAGAAGAAAAGAAGCAGGATTACGCGGACTGGAAGCCAAGAAAGTTGAGTTCGGAGGAAGAGCGTGCGCTGCTGGACAGTATAAAGAGTAGAGGCGAAGAGCGTAAGCGGGCTGAGGGGTTTCTCCCTGAGCGGGTGGAGGATGTTAAGAAGCAGATGGATGGAATGCTCCCTGCTTCAGACCCCGAGACCGTGAATCTGATGCCGGGCTACTTCAGAGAGAGGACGTCAGAAGAACAGGCGGAGTACGATCAGTATAAAGCTGACAGGGCTGATTTCGACAGATGGACGAAGACAAGTCCGATTGCGAAGAGCCGCTTGGCGTTCGCGAAAAAGGCGGATTTCAATCAGCGGGGACGAGATAAGATACAGAATGAGCTGATAGAGACGTGGCGAGCGGAAAAGGGGCTTCGCTCGTTTGCTGATATGAACAATCTCGACGCTCTGCAAGGAAAGATAGATATGCTTAAGCGCAGAGCGTCCGAGAAATCCGGCGTGCTCGACAGAGCAAAGTTTTCTGATTTTCGTCCGACTCAGTTCGGAGGTATCACAAGCGTGCATGATGTCGGCGAGAAGCAGGAGCTTGGGATTGTCGGAAAGGCTGAAAGCTTGTACAACGATCTTAGCGATATAGTTTCTTATGCAAAGGAGTTCAAAGAGCGCGGGGGGTACGGAAGCTCGGCCGGCGAGTTTTGGAAGGGCTTCAAAGATGCTCTGAGCAAATTGCGGACGATCGACCTGGGTATCACAGATCTGTTTGAGTCTAATGCATACAAGGAGATTGTTCGGAAAGCGCAGGGCGGAGGAGAATTGACGGATCAGGAAAAGGCTGTATTAGAACTCGATCAGCTGTACAAAGAAGTTTCTTCCGCTTTCAATCCCTCAAAGAGCTACAAAGGGGGGTATAATACGGGTGTCTCCCTGCCCTTTATGGCGGAGTTTGCTCTCAATCCCGTTTCTGGGGCGGGTAAATCGATTGCGAAAGCTGTCGGAAAGAGCCTTGTCGCTAAAGGGGCTAAGGAGGGCGCAAAAGGGCTGTCGAAGTTTGCCGCGAGGGTCGTAAGCACAAAGGGCGGCGAGCTTGCGCTGCGGACGATGGCGGATGTATTTGTCACCGCCCCGGCTATGACAGCTACATCAGGGATGCCGAGGATGCTCGCTGAGGCTAACAGGAGAATGATAGAGGACGGGGATACACCTCTATCGGCAACGCTAAAGGCGGGGACGGCTTCGTGGATCGAATATATGTCCGAGGGGTTAGGGGGCGCTGTCGATGTCGGTTTGTCCAAGGCGGGCAGGCTCATGTTCGGGAACAGCATGCAGAAGCTTGCGGCCACAGCGGTCGGCAGGAAGTTATCCGCACTGGGTAAGTCTTCATATGCAGGAGCCGTTCGTCGCATGAAGGGGGCGGCTAACGTGCAGAGCTTCTTGAGCGAAAATATAGAAGAACATATCGGCAACATCGTCAATCATTTCACGATCGGCGATGTGACCAAGGAAGATCTGCTGAATCTGGACACCTATTTGGACACAGCCATCCCTATTGCTGTGACGCAAGCGGCGTTCGGAATTTCGTCGGTGGGAGGATATAGTTTGCAAGTGGGGCGTGTGTCCCGAGCAGCTAAAAAGGCCGAGACGGCCTTAGGCCAGTTTATGCCTCCTGAAGAGATGACAAAACTTCGAGAGAGGATGCGAGATATGCCACTTGACGCCGTCACGGGGTTAGTCAAGAGACAAATACAGAAAGCTGTCGAGAATGAGAGACAGGCGGCTCAAACAGAAGACGAATCTCTTGCTGCTGTGTATATGCAAGATGCGAAAAAAGCCAAGTCTGCAGCAGCTTACGTGTATGCTCAAACACAGAAGAATATCCTTGTAGGGGCGAAGAGTCAAGTGGACGAGGAAAAAGAGCAAGCGTTTACGCAAGAGCGCGACAGGATAAAAGCGAAATATATAGCGTCTATGCCTGCAGCTGAAAACGGGTCATACAGGATAGTGCGCCTGAACGGCGTGGACGGGGAAGCTGTGCAGGTGATGACGGATGTATCTACGTATGAAGTCGAAGAGCGTGGAAAAATAATAACCCGCTTCCGCGCTCCGGATAATGTCGTGTTCGTTATGCACGAGGACGGAACGAAAGAGCAGGTTCGCGTAGATCAGCTCTTGTTTGACAAAGAGCTGCCGTGGGTGGACAATGTTGATGAGACAGCGACAAATCTCGCAAATGTGGATGCCTCCAAGTTCTTCGAAGATCTGGAAGCGGAAAGAGAAGCGGAGTTTGAGGCCGCGCAGGTCGAGACTGAGAAAGAGGGTCTTCGCATCGAAAACGGAGAGATGGCCATGATGTCGCAAGAGGATGGCAGCCTTGTTCCTGTGACTATAGCTGACACATCGATGTTTGAGGACGGGATGGTCGGGGTTGTGATGCAGGATGACAGCATGGATGTTGTTCCCGTCGAATCACTTTCCGCATACGAGGTTCCCGAAGAGCCGCAACCATACACGGAGGAGGAAAGGGCATTACAGGAGGAAGCCGGTATCGGCAGCATGGAGAAGTTGGAGGGGGCGCAGTATGACGAAGCTCTCGCAGAAGAGAACGCCGACGGTCTTTCCTTTGACGACCTTGAAGCCCCCGATGCCGCGCGGATGCTAAGAGATCAGATACCTGACGCCGACGGTGCTATCGAGTTTGTCGAAGATGAGATAAAGGCGGCAAAAAAAGAGCTGACCTCTATAAAGAGGACGAAAGCGAAAGGTGCCACTGTCGAGGAGAGGGCGAGAAGTTTTCAAGAGCGGAGAAATCGCATAAAAGATGCAGAATCGCGAATATCTCGCTTAGAGTCGATCCGCTCGGAGTTGTCCAATATGGGCATGTTCGAGATGGAGCGGATAAACAATGAAGAGTCTATCCTTGACGTTGAGGCCAAGACGGGCGAAGAGCTTGCAGCTATGATGCTGATGTCAGGGACGAAGTTGATCTATAGCGACTTTAAGCGGCATACGGGATATGGCGACAAGGAAGCACGTGGCTTGTTCGGCATATTCGCGTCCGCGGAAAAGGGCGGTATAGGGATAGAGCGCTTCGGAGAGATCCTGATGGAGATGGACGAAGATGGGCGTTTCTTCGATCATGACAATGCGATGTCCGCTGTGGATGCTATTCTCAGCTTGTTCCAATCTGTGCGCAAGCGTGGCGATCTATACAAGTTCATTGCGAACAATGAGCAAGCGAGGCGAGAAGAGGAGATGAAGAAGTCCATGAGCGAAGAGGAGTATTTTATCCGGCAGGCTTTCGGCATGTCTATGGATGAGTACAAAGCACATCTTCGCATGTTTCAGGATGAACTCTTGACGGCTGATGATTATAAGGAATTAGAAGAAATAATAGCGGAAGAATATGGAAAGAGAACAAGCAATCAGGGAGGAGATAGCGAAGATACAAGCGATGAGCAAGGAAGAGCAAGCGGCTCACCTGTCTCAAATGATGAACTACTGCAAGGAGAACGGGCTGGCGACGGATCAGGAGCTGTCCGAATGGAAGAACGGGGGGACGCTGCTGGCGAACGTGGTGGTTCGGACGGTACTTTACAAGATGAAGTAAAAAATGATAACTTTGCAGAAGATGGAATATCTGAACGAATATCACAAGCAAGCGATGGAGCGGACTCTGGCAAAGCAGATGGTGGACTCCAATCAGCCGATCAATTACGAAGAGGAATTGAAGAGGCATCAAGAGATGCACGCGGCGGAGAAAAAGAAGTAAATCGCACAATAGAGGCTCTTGGCCAGAGCCTTGGACTTTGGATTCCATTTGAAAATCTGTCTTCCCTCGGAAGCCCTTTTGTCGGGGGAAATGAAAACACCAATTACTTAGATGAAAATGGCACTATTTATAAGGTGAACAACCTTATGAATAGTGGGACTATTGTCGATCTTTTCAATAGGATTGATCTCCACAATGCTATATTCCCTAATACGAGATACGAGCTGGTAGGCGTTTCGGGGTTTGGCAATGGTAGTTCAATCTATCCGGTATATAAGCAGTATTTTGTGCGAGATGCCGAATTTGCCACACCTGAGGAGATAGATTCTTACATGCGCTCGTTGGGGTTTGAGAAGACCTCAAAAGAGGCGGAATACTCAAATGGGGAATATGTTGTATCCGATCTGCGCCCGAGGAATGTCCTGAAAGATTCGGATGGGGATATTTATGTTGTCGATGCAGGCTTAGAAGTGGCAGCTTCCGTTTCTGACCAGATTGCAGAAGAACGCGAAAAGGTGGACACCAATCCTACAGAAGCGCAAAAAGAAGCGGGTAACTACAGAAAAGGCCATGTCGAGCTGGACGGATTCGATATTACAATAGAGACTCCGAAAGGTGGTGTGCGTAGTGGCGTGGATGCTAACGGAAAAGAGTGGAGTATCGAAATGCAGCATGACTATGGCTATATCCGGGGGACAAAAGGAAAGGACGGGGATCATATAGATATTTTCTTGTCCGAGTCTCCTGAAGAGGGTACTGTGTTTGTTGTGGATCAGGTCAAAGAGGATGGCTCTTTCGATGAGCACAAGGTGATGTACGGATTTTCCGATCTGGAGGATGCCAAAGCGGCGTATCTGTCAAACTATTCGGACGGATGGAAAGGGCTCGGGAATATCACTGAGGTCTCAAAGGATGACTTCAAGAAGTGGGTGGAGTCTTCTACTCGTAAGACAAAGCCGTTTGCGGAGTATGTGCAGATCGTCAGAAGGCAAGAGTCAAACGCTCGTTTCAGGGAGATGATCGAGGCGGCCAAAGAAAGACAGGCTAAAGAGATCGAGCCTGGATGGTTCGATCGCGTTTTGAGCGAACAGCAACTGCCAGATGAACGGACGGATAGCAAGGTCAAGGGGATTCCCGAAGATTTTGTTGCTGGGGAAAAGGATAAGCACGTAGTTCTCACAGGAGTGTATCATGCCAATGGTCGGGTATATGCGTCTGATGGTGTTGTTCTTATATCAGAAGAGAAAAAGTACCCAAAGAAAGACGAGGGAAAGATAAGGACGAAAGGAGCTTACATAGACGGGAAATCCCCGCCTGTAGAGCGCGTCATTCCTAAAGCTGAAAAATACTCTCCCTTTGACGCCGATGCGCTTGTTTCTTTCGTTGAGCGAGTAGAGGCGGCAGCCAAAGCGGAATGGAATAGAAAGGGTGATAATGGCAAGCGCATAGACAAAGGATCATATAAGTTTAAGCGTGAAAACACCCATGTAGCTCTTGGGATAAATGGAGAAGAGCGCGTTGTTCGCTTAGACAGGCTGGATAAGATTGCTAAAGCGGCAAGGCGTCTCGGCATAATCAGTGTCGGAGTTGATAGCCGAGGTTATATTCATATGACCGATGGCAATAACCATGTGGTGTCTGGGTCTAATTCTGTCGTAAAACACTTAGCAAATGTGCCATATGGTGATGTTTTTGCTTATAATCTGGCGAGCGCAGAGTCGCAGGACAATCCCGACATTCGCTTTAGGCGTTCTGACGCTCCGATAAGGGAATCCGATAGGGATGTCTTTGCAAGAGGGCAAATATCCTCCACAATTCCAGATGGATTCGCATCCACACACTTTGCCTACGAGCCGAATCTTGCTCACGTCTATGAAGACCCAACGGCTTATTTTGAACTTGAAAGGCTCGCAAAAGAGAACGGTGGTATTTTGCCGGAGGGGTGGGAGTTCGATTTCTCCCCTGAAGACTTCCGATTGAAGAATGGTTATGTATGCTGTAAGCAGTCCGACAACTACGAGTATCCTCAGTATATCATGGGGGCAGGAGAAGACAGCTTCTGTGTATTCTTCGAGGGTGAGAAAGTCGCAACTATCTATGATGGAGTTGTCGCTAAGGTCGAAAAGGTTCTTGACGTGTGGGAGCGTAAGGGAGATGAATATGTTCAGGTGGACAGTGAAGATGCGAAAATTATCAAGCATGAGCGTTTTCGTGCACCTACAGCGTGGGATGAGCTGTTGCGAAGAAGTCCGAAGCTGCAGATGCAGCAGAAGATCCGTGAGGAGGTAGGAAGTCTATCTAAGCAATTGAATGTTCCGGTAAACTTCGTTTTCAGTAGAGACCTGAAGGGGAAGAAAGCACAGTCCAAGGGATGGTATGACGGAAAGACGGGCGAGGTATCTATCGTTCTCGATAAGAACGTCGATGTGGAAGATGCTGTTGCAACTGTCATGCACGAAGTGGTGGCACATAAGGGTCTTCGGGATATGCTCGGAAGAGCGGATCATGACGCGCTTATGGATGAAGTCTTCAGTGTTATTCCGGAGGATGTCATTTCCGAACTGAAAGAGTTCTACTGGGATGACACAAAGAGCGAGGCTCATAACAGGCGAGTGCTGGCGGATGAATATGTAGCCCTATTGGCGGAGACCTATCAAGCACCGAGTGTGATAGAGCGTATCGCAGCTGCTGTAAGGGCCGCATTCAGGAAGTTGGGCATATCCCTGAAGATGAACGACGGCGATATTATGTACATGCTGTACTTGTCCAAGAACAGACTGATGAACAGGGATAGCTCTCGTACAACCATCGATAAGATGGATCGCCTGCAAACGGCCAAGCAGTTCGCTAACGAGTACGACAATATCATGTTCCGCATGCCTATTGAAGATGTGGAGAACAGCCTGTACGAGGATTATCCTATCGAGGTCGCTTCGTACATGAGGGCGAAGTTAAGTAGTCGTTGGTACAGGTGGACGGAAGCACATCAGGATGCTATGAGGTCTTGGAAGCTGTTTATCGACAAGCTAAAGGATGTCAAGGAGTCGGAGAATGTGTATATGATGGAGAATATCATGGGCAGCCGAGCAGCTGATAAGGTTTCCAGGTTTGAACATGACAGGATGAAGCCGCTTGAGACGTCCATCCGAAAGCTGAAGAAAGCCGTCAAGCTCAATGATGAGGGTTTCTCTCTTTATCTGATTTCCAAGCACGCGCCGGAGCGCAATGAATATATGCGTAAAAAGGCTGTCGAAAATCTGGAAAAAGAAAGAGGCGGACTGTTTAGAAATCTTAGCGACGAGGACTTCCGATTGGAGGTGGAGAGAGCTATGAAAAAGGACTATTCAGGGGAGAAAGCTGTAGAAAGAGAGCTGAAAGCCCTCGGATATGACTCTTTGCAAGCTTATACAGACCACGTGGAGAATACCGCCGGATCGGAGCTTATCAATACCCTTTGGGATAGGTTGCGAGCTGCTACCGGTCATAGCATTAAGGAGTGGTACGACTGTGGAATGATGGGCAGAGAGGCCTATCAAGAGATGAAATCTCGCTATCGGTTCTATGTTCCGCTTCGTGGGCATATGGGCGAGGTGGCCAAAGATATTTTCAGGTACTATAAGGCGGAAGTAGATCCGCGATTCTCTGATCCGAATGAGCGCGCAGAGGGGCGAAAGAGTATAGCGGACAACCCGCTTCCGTATATCAGGCAGATGGCGCACTCGGCTATTATCGCAGGGTCTAAGAATCTTGTCAAGATGTGCGCCTACCGATTGGCTTCGTCCCATAAGAATGATGTCCTCTTTATCGGCACGCAGTACTACGAGGTGAGGAAAGATGGCGATGGAAATATCATCGATTATATCCCCATCTATCCCGACATAAATGCGGACGACAGCGAAGAGGAGATGAGGGAGAAGATGATGGATTTTCATGGTCGGACAAAGAGGGGGCTGGAAAATGGCTCTATTGTGAGAGAGGCTAAAGGTGTTCAGGATATGAAGCTTTTTGCAACCGACCAGCAGGTCAAGGAGCATATCTGTACGCTTAAGATAAACGGCCGTTCGTTTTACTTGATTGCGCCGATGCACCCCGAATTGACACAGTCAATCACGGGCAGGAATAGAGATTTTGCCGATGGGGCTATCATTAGGAGCGTGGCGGCTGTTACAAACTTCATGGCGAAGAACTACACGAGTCGAAGCCCGAACTTCATGCTTAGCAACTTCTCTCGAGACGTTTGGTGGTCTCTTGGCAGCTTGTTTACTCGTGAGGGGACAGGATATACTATGGGGTTCGTAAGGAATATTCCATTAGCCTTTAAGGAGCAGTTCAAGGGTAGAAAGAATAGCGTTGTGCTTGATGAGTTCTATAAGAGTGGTGCTGCTACGGGGTTTGTGACTACACTCAAAGAGTCAGAATACAAAAAGAGCTATAAAAACAGGGCATCAACGTCTCATTGGTTTGTTGCAAAAAAAATGTGGTACGGACTCTGGGAATCCTTTAGCGTGCCGAATGTTTTTTTTGAAAATGCAACACGCTTGGCTGTGTTCATGACAAGCCGACAGGAGGGTCGAAGCTTGGCGAGGTCTGCCTATGACGCCAAAGAGGCGTCCGTGAACTTCAACCGAAAAGGAAGCGGAAAGATGGGAGCGGCTCAGCTTAAATCGTTCTTTGCTTTTTATAATGCCGGTGTGCAGGGATTGGATGCTTATGGCAAACTGTGGGGCGCAAATTGGAAAAAGATGGCGGCCCTGCATGGAATGGCCGTATTCTTGGGCGCGGCTCCTTACATAGTGGCAGCTCTTACCGGAGATGACGAAACGAGGAAGAAACACTTCGCCTTGCCCGACTATGTAAGGCGAAACAATCTTGTCATTCCTCTTTGGGGAGATAGCTTCTTGAAGATCCCTCTGCCTATTGAGGCGCGTGCTTACCATGCGATAGGGGATATTTTCGGTGGATTGTTCCGCGGAGAAATCAGCGGCAAGCAGGCGGCACTGGCTACCGTTTCCTCTATGATGGATATGTTCCCGATTAACTTCTTCGATGCACATGGCGGTATAGAGAAAGGTGCTAAGCTGTACGAGCTGGGAGATCATACGGGTGCTTTGGCTGCCACACTTGGAGGAGTGATCCCTACTGCGTTCCGACCGCTTACCGAGGTGGTGGCGAATATGAACTATTCGGGAGGGAAGATATACAACGAGACCGATTGGAATGCGCATCTCCCTGCGTATAGAAAGGCGGGGTACTTCACCAATCCATGGATGGTGGAAGGGGCTAAGGCTCTCAATAAAGCTACGGGTGGCGATGAGGTGACACCGGGGCGTGTGAACATAAACCCATCTATCGCAGAGCACTATATGATGGGATACATCGGGGGCGTTATGACATTCCTCAATCAATCTGCAAAAACGGGTATATCCGTGTTTGGTGAGGAAGATGTAAATTGGAATCAAGTGCCTGTGTTCAACAGGTTCTTCCTTCAAGACAAGAAGATCCTCCAAAAGAAGATAGATCGCGATTTCAGAGACGTATCGGACGAAATGAAGCTGATACAGAAGAGGGAGAGTGGCTATAGAAAGATTCTCAAAGAGGGTAACTGGGTTGAGCAGGGTAATGCAGCGACCAAGCTCGATGAGATGTACGAAAGCGGCAGTATAGACTTGTCCGAGGCCTATAAGAGTGCGGCCGAGCATATCAAGAAAATGCGTAAGTATATGGAGGATCTTGAAGATAAGGGAGAGAAAGATCAAATGGAGAAAGAGATCACCGATATAAAGGCTGATTTCTTGGAATATAAAAAATCAATAGACGATGGAAGAGAAGAAGAAAAGGGGAAGACCGCCTAAAGGCTCTGAAAAGGGAACGCGAGGTGGAGCCCGTGAGGGGTGTGGAAAGAAGAAAGGAAGTGTAAAGACCGGTGGGCGAGTTTCGGGCTCTCCCACCATAGAGAAGAACGAGCAGCGGATATTCATTCGTGAGTTCCTTGCGCGGAAAAGGCCTGATTTCGAGGAGGCTTTTGATGCGCTTGACCCGCAAAGCAAGTGCTCTGTCTACTCCTCTTTGGTGAAGTATGTTGTTCCTGTTGCCAAAGAGCAAGAAGAGATCAATGCGCAGAGCAACCTTAGCGATGCTTTGCAGCGATTGGCGGGGCTGAAACAGTCCTGATATAGGGTGAAATAGCTTAAGCCACCGATGTCTTCGATGTCGGTGGTTTTTTTGTGCGCGTTTTTCACATTTCATTTTCCCGAGAAAGTTATTGATTGCCTTTTTTGCTCACAAAAAAAAGGATGTTCGACACTGTAGCAGAAAGAAAGGATCGGAATGTCATCGGTCAGGATATGACTACCCTGAACGAGGCAAGGGCTGCATGGGACTCATTGAGGAGTTTTAGGGAGAATGCCGCGAGGAACTTGCGGTTTACCTATGGAGACCAATGGGTTGATAAAATCCGCGTGAATGATGCGTATGTTACGGAGAGGGCTTACATAGAAAGTAAGGGCAAAAGGCCTCAGCAATTTAATCGAATTGCGGCCTTTGTTCATGCGATTATAGGCCAATATGTACAATCTCCCACGGAATCTGTTTGCTCCGCTCGCGCAAGGGAAAATCAATCTCTGTCGGATGATCTGACTACTACAATTAAGTATGCGTATCAGCGCAATTCGCTTTCGGATGTGGATAAGAATACTCTCAGGATGTTCGCCATTACGGGCGTTGCATGCCACAGGACTACGTTCTGCTGGGACGATACGGAAGATATGTCTGATGTAAGTGTGTCCGATGTCAACTACAACAGAATCTTTTTCGACAGGTTCGGGGAGGATGTGCGGCATACGGATTTGAGCCTTATCGGTGAAATACACGATATGAGCCTGAACGATGTAGTTTCGATATTTGGATATACGCCTGAGAGGATGAAAAGGGTTCGAGAAATCTATGGTTATATCCATTCTGACGGCGGGCAAACAAGTCTTAGGAATCTGGATGGAGATAAGTTGAGAAATATCGACTTTCTCTCTTCCGATGAGCCTAATCGGGCGCGAGTTATAGAGGTTTGGAAAAGAGAAGCTAAGACGCGTTACCGATGTTATGACAAACTCAAAGGAGAGGAGTTCCATGTGGAGGTATCCGATATAGGGGCTGTGGATGCCGTCAATGAAGAACGAAAGAAGCAGGCTGTAGATGCAGGTGCTTCTCCTGATTCGGCCAAGCTGATTGAGTATGGCGCGCCCTCAGTGGACAGGTTCTGGTATTACAGATACCTCTCACCCCTTGGACATGTTTTGGCAGAGGGGGAGACTCCTTATGAACATAGATCGCACCCGTATAGCCTAAAGGTTTTTCCTTTTGCAAATGGCGAGGTACATAGTGCTGTTTCCTTGGTTATCGACCCTCAAAAGTATCTCAATAGAATCATGACGATGCAGGACTTTGTTCAGGATTCTGCCGCCAAGGGTACGCTACTTGTTCCGGATCACTCTATATCCGAGACTATGCCTCTTGACGAGATGAGGAGGCAATGGAGCGATCCAAATGGTGTCGTGGTCTATAAGTACAATGTGACAGGTGGAAAGCCTGAGCAGGTTATCCACCATGCAACAAGTTCGGGTGCGCTGGAAATGTTCAATGCCACAAATAAGTTGTTTGACGATATAGGGGGTGTTTCCAGCGCGCTACAAGGGCAGAGCACGAAGTCGGGTACGCCTGCGTCTTTATATGCTCAGCAGGCTCAGAACAGCGCAATACTTCTCACAGACCTTATAACTGCTTATCAGAGTTTTAGGGAATCCAGGGATAGGAAGATCTTGCGATTGCAGCTTCAATTCTACGATGAGCCAAGGTACCTGAACATTGTTGGGGATGCGTCCTCTCGTTCGTTCTTGTTCGACCCCGAAAAATACAAGGGCATCCAATTCGACCTTGTCATCAGTAGCAGCAATGCCACGCCTATTGCAAGGGCTATGCAGAATGAATTTCTGTTGAGATTGCTCGAAATGGGTCAGGTGGACGCGAAGACGATTCTCGAAGTAGGCGCATTCCCGTTCGGGGATAAGCTCCTACAGATAATAAAGAGTAACGAGGAGGAAATGGTGCAGAGACAGATGAAAGCCCAGCAAGAACTACAGCAATTAGGGCAACAAACAGAAGAACAGATATGATACCATTAGCAGCTATAGGAGCAATAGCAGGGACGGCGTTTAACGCCTTTAACGCCTTTAACAGCGCAAGAGCGGCTAAGCGAGCGCAACGTCAAGCGCAGAAAGAGCTGGACAACGCAGCGGCCTCCAAGAGAAATTATTACAGCCGGGAGTTGTACAAAAACTACTTCGATGGGGCGGACGCAAAGAATGCCATCCGCAGTCTTAATGAAAATATGGACAAGCAGAGAGCTATATCCGAGGGTATGGCCGCTGTCACAGGGGCTACCCCCGAAGCGAGACTTGCGGCGGAAGCAGCAAGGGGAAAGGCTGTTGCGGATGCTCATGCGGCTATAGCCGGCCAAGGCGAAAGATATAAATCTGGAATAGCCAGAGCGTATGCGGATATGGAAGAGCGGTATGCCCAAGCTAAAGCCAATCTTCTGAATCAAAAGGCTGCCAATCGTTCCAATGCGATGAGTAACGCATTAGGGGGCATGGCTCATTCGGCTTTAGGACTGGCTAATACGCTTATGCCTGTAAGGGGTGGTAGCATTCAAGGAGGTATTCAGGGCGGTATTCCCAAGGTGGATGCTCCGGATGCGAATCTTGACTTCTTAAAAGAAATTCCAGCGGTATGAGGGCAGAAGATTTATTCGATGAAGAATTGACTCAGGAAGAACAGGGCACAGATGTTCAAGAGTCTGCGCCTGTTGCTTCGGAGCAGCCATCCGGTGATGGGGGGTATATCTCCTCATTGGATGAGGATACGAGAAAAAAGCTGTTGGAGGCTTATGACGTGAATAACACCAAGCCACTATTCAGCTCTATGGTGGATGCTTTCTATAAGCCAAGGGTTAAGAGTGAAGAGGACGTAAGAAAACAGAGTGGTCTGCAGACTGCTTTGGGGGCATTGGCGGATGCTGTTTCTTCCGGCATAGAGGGTGCTGCCGGTGGTGCTCCGGTAAGGCCAAGGAATACCTATGCATCTCAGTTGGCGAATCACGCGAACGAGGTGCTTCGCGCCAAGAATGATGCGCTTAGAGAACAATATGCTCGCGCCAAGATGGGAGCAAAGGGGCAGGATATTTCCCTCGGGGCTCGTGCCTATGCGGAGAGCCAGAACGCCATACAGCGTTATCTTGCCTCCAAGCAGAAAGAGTCCGAGCTGAAAATGAGGGATCAATATAACCATGAACGGCTTGCACTGGATCGGCTCAACAAGGACAGAGCCTATGCTCTTGGTGTGGAGAAGCTTCGGCAGAAAGCGGAACATGATGCCGATATGCTCAAAGAGACAAAGCGCAGAAATAATATCTATAGTTCTCACGTGGCGAGAACGTCTCGGGGGGGGGATGGTCAAGACTTTTGGCTTGAAGACGAGGATGGCGGACAAATGGTGACGGTTCCCAAGTCGGGCTACGCACAGGTGAAAGCAGCTCTTATAGAAGAGGGATATAACGCTCTGTCGGAGCAGTTGAAAAAAAAGGGTGTATCGAAATACCTCATCCCGGAAATTATGAAAGGGTACGACAAGAGTGCGCTTATGAACATGGGGGTAAATACGCCAAAAGGTAGAGAGACTGTAAGACTGTACGGACGTGTTTCGGAGGAGAAATCTCCGAAGCCTTCGGGTGGCGTCAGCCCTATTGAGAAAGAGGTGAAGCGTTTGGTGAACCAATACCCGGATGCGAATGTGGATGACTTAACGGAAATGGCCTACAGGTTAGGCGTTCCAACGGTCATAAACGTATCGGACTTGATAAAAAAGTATAGACAATGAGGGTGTCCATCCCGTTCAAAGGTATTGTTCGGTCTACGGATATAGGCGTGTGTTCTGATGGTGAGTGCGCCGATCTGATCAATGGCAGGCCGCACAAAGGGTCTATCGTTCCTGTCGCGCCTCCCACAGTGGTGGCCACTCTTCCCAATGGGTATAGGACTTTGTATATCCACGCGAATGCGGACTTCGAACATATCATTTGTTGTAAGGTCGGCCGGGTGGCTATTACCCACAAGAAGATTCGCGGCAAGTATGAGGAGCATTTTGCGGAAATATGTATAGAGCCGAGTTTTGTGTTAGGCTGCTACCATGTCGGGAACATTCTTGTTGTAAAATTCAGGGATAGGAACAGGTATTTCCTGTGGAAAAACAACACCTATAACGAGCAGCTATTACCCGTTGCTCCTCCTGATATAGAGGTTACGAAGCATAAGAGTTCCGTGAAGTTGTCTATAGTGAATTTTGAAAGCGGAAACGTAACCGAAGCCATCAAGAAATGCAAGCCTCATGAGGCCATAGTGGATCTCGCCAAATGCGCCGGGCTGATACAGGGTGATGTTGTTTTGTGTGTCGCTTACAGGTTGTTTGACGGCAATTTGATTCTACCGAGCAGGATGGTTCACCTTCGCTGTGAAGATCCGTCAAGCGAGTATCATTCAAAAGAGCTTGAATCTCGCAAGCGGTGGAGGCAGTGGGTGATGAATGGCATCAGGGCAGAGGTTGTTGTCCATTCGGAGGCAAGCTCGTTGGTTTCCGCTGTAGAGCTTTATGCATATAGCTACTCGGAAACATGGGCGTTCAAGAGGGCTGTGGAGTCCATAGATGTGGATACTACTGTCATGGATAAAATCTACAGGAGATCGAGAGAGAAGTCCGCGCCTGATGTCGTTAGGGGTATGCCGAGCTTGTTTCTGGTAGATAGCATCAGCTTCAATAAAGTCATGAGAGGTGTGAATACCTTTTATGTCGGTGCTAATACGTCTCTCGCTTATAACGGGCACGATCACTACGGAGAGTATAACATATCTATATCGAAAGGGGTAGGTCAGCCGAGCGAGGCCGATGTTATTTCCTTGCTGGAAGAAGAGTTCTCCAAGATGTGTATCCATCTGGAAAAGTATTGGCCGTCAAGGAATCTGAATCATGAGATAATCCAAACACTTCCATCTATTGATGTGTCGGCTTTTAGCAACATGGTGTATGCGACCGGCTTTTTGTCGGATTATGAATACCTGTATAATGGTCGTATTCATGCTTACGGCATTAAGGATCGTCCTGAGCTGATTGCCTGTACCTTATTCCCGAATGGAACGGACTCGGGGGATTACTTTTTCGAAGATTCGGATGGGTATTCCACGAAAGCCTACTACAACAAAAACAAGGTGCTTGCTCTTTTGGAGGGAGAGAACATGGGGCTTTTCGTGTATGGGAATAACATAGAAAAGCTATATGCTAAGACTATACCAGGTTACGATTTCTCCGGTGGGTTCGGTCAGGTTCGCTTGGAGAAGCATAGAACGCTTCCTGTCTCGTTCTTCCCTTTTCTGAGGTACGGATCTAAGTTTAAGGCGGACTTCGTGGATGAGATGCAATTCGGAGTTAATCCGGGCGCTCCGGTAGAAAACAGGCGAAGAGACGGAGTCCTTAAGGTTTCCTCCGTTAACAATCCTCTTTATTTCCCGCTATCGGGAACATACCTGTTTGGGGGAAAGATTATCGCCGTTTGCAGTTCAGCCGAGGCGGTAAGTCAAGGCCAGTTTGGGCAATATCCTCTGTATGTGTTCACCTCCGAGGGCGTGTATGCCATGGGCGTAGGCTCTGGTGGTGTTTACGTGAACACCTCGCCTGTGTCAAGGGATGTTTGTATCAGCAAATCGAGCGTGTGTCCGATACACGGCGGAGTTGTTTTTGCCACGAAAGAGCATGTAAAGGTCATCAGCGGAAGCGAGGTGAGGATTATATCGGAAAAGTTGGAGGGCTTTCTCCCGAATATCGATGAAGACCCCGTATTGAAAAAGATATATGGGAAGATGCAGCCAAATCCTATGGGGTTGGACTCTTATGTCATAACACCAAAGGGCGACAATGAAGATGAAGAGGAAAAGGGCGTCGAAGAAAGGAGCATGAAGACCGTAACCGAGTTCTCCGAGTTTCTCTCTTTCTGTAGGGCATCATTCTCTCCGGAGGATGGGCTGATACTTGTAACAAATAGAAAGTTCGCATATTCATATGCCTATTCCCTCTCGGACGGGGAATGGTTCAAGTGGGGGTATAGCCCAAAGAGGTTTCTCAATAGCTATCCCGAATGTCTGTTCGAGAACAATGGCTTCGTGTTCGATGTGCACAACCCCAACCGAAGTATAACGCCTCTCTTGATTCTCACCCGCCCTATTAAGTTCGAGACTGTGGATTTCAAGCGGGCGAATCAATTTGCTGTCAGAGGTTCGTTTGTGAGAGCGCTGCAAGCACTTCATTTCTCCGGTGTGGAGATCGTCCTTCCTGAAAACAAGGGGCTTCCGATTGTCTCTTTCGGGCGTCTTGATGTGATTATCCTTGGCAGTCAAGATGGCGAACGCTATACGGCCATTACGGGAAAGAGGAATATCGAACATTTACGGGATGCCGTGATGAGTCTTAACAGGACGCAAGCCTACCGATATTTCTGTCTTGCCGTCGTAGGTGGCGTCAGGACGGATATATCCATCAACTATTTTGAGGCAGATATAGATAAAACATTTAACAATAGAATACGATGAACTACAGTATCAATAACGGAAGTGATCCGGTGGTGATAACCGTCTGCCCTGATTGGAGCGTTTTTTCCGACAAGGTGAAGAGTATTGTGAACTTCAAGGCCAAATCGAAAGGTGATAAATACTTTGACCTTTTGGCTATTACAGGTGATGAGGAGACCGTGATAGGTGATTTGATTCACGGTAGCCGCGCAAGGCTTCTGGGCAAGTTCATGGGCTTCAACAGGCACTTAAAGGTGGAACCTGTAAAGGTTTCGCCCGATAAGCCTGAAGAAGAGAAGAGAAAAGCCAAATATGCTTTTACGGTGTCGCTTCCGGCGCATGCAGCTGAAATAGCGAACAGCTTCTTGATAAATTCGATGGTTAGCGAGTTCTACGTCAATGATGTGATAGCCGATTGGCTTTCCACGCTCGGCATGTATGAAGAGTCAGCTGTTTACAAGCAGAAGGCGGATGCAAATTTGGACGTTGTATTTATGGTCTTCCAGTCTTTCGTAACTGTGTCCAGAAGCGCAAAGGAGTTGAACGTATGAAGCATTTGCTTGTCGCCATCCCTTTTGTTCTTGTCTTTCTCTTCCTCCCTGTCGAAGCTCTTGCTGTGGGGGAGACGTGGTATGGCGCTTTTGTTTATGGGTTTCAGCACTCCAATATCTTCCATCTTATAGGGAATATGCTCGTTTTTGTTCCCTTGGTTCATGTGATGAGAGAGCGATTTCTTTTCGATTATTGGCGTATTCTTCTTGTTCCCTATCTGTGTTCCGTGTTTGCCGGTCTTGCTTATACGGGGGAGCCTGTTGTCGGATCCAGTGGAATGATATACGCCTTGATTGGCATTTATTACGCCTCAGCCGTAGGTGGATACCACATGAAAGTCCGGAGAAAGAAAAAGTTTACGATTTGGTTTGTCGTGGCATTGCTTTCTATGGTTGTGCCAAGCTTCTTTGGCGGAGTCAGCCTGTTTATCCACTTAGCATCTTGGGTAGCGGGGTCTGTTTATGCTTTTGTGAACGCAGCTTTCTATAATGTTCTCAAAAGGGGATATAACTAAGATAATATCAGAAAACGAAAGGCGTAAGGCGTCCAATACAGCTACTTACGACCAAATAACCGGTGAGGGGTCTGATGCGATCCCTCGCCGTCATGTTTATATCCATGACTTTTATATTCCGGAGATGTGGTTGCCGGAGGAAATGTTCGATAAGTCCGAGCTGTGTCGTGTTCTGGCCGATCTCGGTAGCGTGGAAAAGCTATTTATTCACACGCAGCAAGCGGACACAAAGGAAGCTCGGGACGAATTTTCCGTGTTGTTCCTCAAAGAAAGGGCGAAATATGATTTCGAGTTTGCCGCGGCGTGGTGTCTTGTTATAAAGAACAAGATCTTGGCGGACAACACGCCCTTTACGTTAAACAGGGGACAGCGGAAACTTCTAAAAGAGATGGAGGACATGCGGCTTGCTGGTGAGCCGATCCGGATTATCCTGCTGAAAGCTCGCCAATGGGGAGGGTCTACGCTTGTACAGCTGTATTTCTTTTGGCTGCAAGTCTTTGTGTCTATGGGGTTGTCTTCCGTTATTGCTGCCCACTTACAGGACGCGTCAAGGAATATCCTTGATATGTATGATTTGGCAGCTAAGAATATGCCGAGCGCGTTCGGGAGGCTTAATCTTCCGCCACGCCTCGGCATGCAGAACAGCAAGCGAGTAGAGGGGAGAAACTGCCATATCACAGTCGGAAGTGCCGAGAAACCCGAAAGCGTTCGTTCTCAAAGCGGGCATCTTGCGCATTTCTCTGAAGTGGCATTTTATCCGGTCACGCAGAACAACAACCCCGAAAAGCTTATCACGAGTATAGTGTCTATGGTTCCCGACTCTCCTTTGACGGCTATTGTTTTGGAGAGCACTGCCAACGGCGTGGGCAACTATTTCTATGCTGAATGGAAGAAGTCCGTTAGCGGGGATTCTGCCTATAGACCGGTGTTCGTGGCGTGGTTCGAAATCGATGACATGTATTCCAAGGATATAAGCGATTACGAAGAATTTATATCCTCCATGAGTAAGTACGAATGGTGGTTGTGGAGCCTTGGCGCAACCCTTGAATCCATATGCTGGTACAGACATAAATTAAAATCACAGCCGAGCGAAAAAGAGCAGAGGCAAGAGTTCCCGAGCATCCCGGATGAGGCTTTCCAGACAACAGGTAGCCCTGCTTTCAATAGGGATCATCTAAGCGAGCTTGAAAAGGATTGTGCAGATCCGGTATTTGTCGGGGATATATACAGCGATGTTCTTGTGAGCGAAATTAAAACTCGCCCCGAGCTTATTTCGGGGGTGTTCGATAACATCGGCTTCTCCGAAAATCCCAATGGGCTATTGATGATATGGGTTAAGCCCGACTTGGATGAGGAATATACGGATCGGTATGTTGTAAGTGTGGACACCGGCGGCCGAAGCGGGGGTGCCGACTACTCCGTTATCACTGTTATCGATCGTTATTGGATGGCTTTCGGGGAGCCTTGTGAGATCGTGGCGGAGTGGAGAGGGCATATAGACCATGATATACTTGTCTGGATAGCCGCACAGATAGCCTTTTGGTATAGCAAGGCTGTGTTGGTTTTTGAAAGCAATACACATGAGAGCGAAAAGGAGGACGACGGCAATCACGCTGAATTTATATTCGATACATTGGCTAAGAGCTATAGCAACTTGTATTGCCGCGTGCCGGCCGATAAAATAAAAGATGGCGTTCCGCCCAAATGGGGCTTCCATATGAATAGAGCTTCCAAGCAGATGATTATCGATAACTATACGGCTTTGATTCGCGAGGGTGGGTATATAGAACGTAATGTGCTCGCAGTCAATGAGGCCAGAATCTACGAAAAGAAACAGAACGGTAAATACGGGAATATAGAGGGTAAGGGGAATCATGATGATATTCTCATGTCTCGAATGATAGGCTTATATGTAGCTTATAATATGCCTCTACCGAAAAAAGCTGTTCCTATCGCAATCGGCAAGGAGGTGGTCAGGTCTGTCTGAGAAGCCACGGTGCACTAACCTTGATCTCGCTGACCATGTTTCTTGCTCTCTCGAAAGTAACATAGAAAGATGGGGCGGGCGAGTCTATTGCCTTTTGTACAGCCTCATTTAGGCATAATCCGAGGTTTATGTGGCGCTCTACTCTTTCTCTGAGGTCTTCCCACATGCGTGCTCTCCTGTTTGGGATTTTTTTTGGCTTTGCGTTTTCGGAGAAGAACTGCCTCAGGTGCTGTATGGCCGCTTCGAAAGAAACATAAAAACGCGGAGCACCCTTTTTTAGGGCTATTTCAATGATGTCATCGTTGGTTAGAAACCTCGATCTGAAGCCCAGTTCTCTGACCGTCCTCGAATATACCAAAGCCAAATCCCTATGCTTTTGGTTTATAGACTCTATCATGCAAACAAATATACTGATTTTTCACATTTTATTTTTCTGCCCCGTTTATAGGGGCGTTTTTTTGCAATAGCTACATAAAACTATTGCGTATGAGTGAAGAAAAGAAAGATCCGATCGAAGAGCCTATTGAAGATCCGAAGCCCAGTCGAAGAGAGGCTTTCATCGCAAGCATGAAAGAGCGCCTTGGGGATGGTGCTTCCGATGTCGATTGGGACGATGAGGAGGCGCGTTATGGCGCTTATTCCGATGAGTTTGACCGGCTGAATGGTGAGCTTTCGGGGTTCAAGGAGAGTGACGAAGCACTTAGAAAGGCTATCGGCGAAGACCCCCGATTCGGTGATGTTGTCGCCGAGATTGCTGGCGGAGAAAAGGCTGATTTGGCTTTTATCCGTGCTTATGGGAAAGTCCTTGTAGAAATGATGGCCGATGAAAATCGAGCCGCGGATGTCGAAGAGGCGAACAAGAGCTATCTGGAGAAGTTGCAGAAGTTTGAGGCTGCAACGCACATGGATGAGGTCAGAGAAGAGCTGTTCGAGCAGAACGCTGATGCTATTGACGCATTCTGTCAAGAAAAAGGCCTTGACGGTGATGGTTTCCAAGAGTTCTGTAAGTCCCTGTTTGAGTTTTGCGGTGCCGTCTACATGGGCAATCTTGACAAAGAGACCCTCGAAAAAGGCTGGAACCTTGTACACTACGATGAGAACCTCAGTGCCGCCAAAGATGCTGGAATTACAGAGGGCAGAAATACTCAGTTGGAGGCTGTAAGAACCAAGCGACAGGGTGACGGACTGCCGAATCTGAAGGGCCTCGGCGGCGGAGTGCCGCAAGCGAAAAAGAAGCCGTTGAGGGGCGGAAGTTTTTGGGATTAATATAAGTAACTAACAAGTATAGTATGAAGAAGATTAAATTTTTTGTGTACGTCCTTGTGGGCGTATTGATGAGCACTCTGTCGATTGCTTTTGGTGGGGTGTGTATGGCCGGGGCTACTCCGGGCGAAGCTGGTGGAACGATTGTGCCCGGAGCAGCACAGACGGTTGCCCTTGCAAAAGAGCATGACCCCGATCTGAGGTTGCCTCATATCGAAAGAAAGGTTGTCAAGGTTTTTCCGCAGGCAACGCCGCTAACGACCCTTTCGTTCTATTGTAAGATGCTGGAATCTAATTCGCAGGAGGTCGATTATCGCACTGTTAGCACTTTGCCAATCGGCACTAAGACTAAGACGAAGGTTGAGCTATCTGGCAACGTCAAGCAAATCGAAATGGACACGGAGAACAACGACATCTTCGTCAAGAATCAGACAGTCGTGTTCCCGGGCATCAAGGGGTACGATGGCAATACGCAGCACAAACGCGAGTTTCTTGTTGCGATTGTAGAAGGTATCTCTACCGGAGGTAAGCCGATCCTGAAGCCGGTGAACGGGAAAGGGGCTCCGGGCAACATGGTTTTCCCGGATATCCCTGTCGGAAGTAAGATTGTTCGAGCGGCGCGCGCACAATCGGAACTGGATATGCAGACCTCAGCGTTTGCTGCTTTGCCTGTAAAGGATAAGCAATATCTGCAAAAGGTTTGTGCGCAGGTGGAGCAATCGACTTTGGATAAAATCAACGAGACGGACAGCGAGGCCGACTGGGGATTTTCCGATATTGAGGAGCTTGCCATCTACGACATGAAGCAGACGCAGAATGTTTCGTATCTGTTCGGGTGTCGTTCAAAAGTGACTGTTGACAAGGAGGATGTCTATACGACCGGTGGTATTTGGTACATGCCCGGCAAAGACTTTCTCTATGGAGGTGGCGGTGGTAACACAGCTTGGACGGTCGATCAGATTGTAGATTTGACCAAGATCACTTTCACCGGCAATAATGGGTCGGGCAAAAAGATCATGTTGGCCGGATCGGCATGCTTGGCGTCCTTGATGAAGGCACGTATGCCGGATGGTTATACAGCCAATGCTAACATGGTGGAGCGCTTCAATCTGACGTTCTCGGAAATTAAGAGCGACTTTGGTACGCTTTTGGTGGTGTTAGATGAGACTTTCGATGCTGTTGGTCTTGAAAGCTCGGCGATCATTATCGATCCGGAGTTTTTGCGTAAGTATAGCATCGGAGGCATCGGCACTGTCGATCTCGACCTCAAGAAGAGTGGGCAAAAAGATGCCGACGCTCGTGTTATCCGAGAAATTTCCGGCTTGATTCTCCAGAATCCGAACTCACATGTTCGTGTCTCTGTGAAGCCCTAATGTCTTACGGCCCCTGTAGCTTCGGCTATGGGGGCATAACTGTTTAGTTATGAAAAAAACGTATAGAGCGCATTCTATCCTCTGTATTGAGGTCGGCGGCAACCGTGTGACGTTTACGGGTAGTCGGAACACCTATTCAACTGCTAATAAAGATGAGATAGCCGAGTTAGACCGTTTGGTAGAGTCGGGCTATATCGATTTGGACGAAGTGGAGGATGACTGTTTTACCGAAGAAGAACCGGAAGGTGAAGCAAGAGATGGCGGGGGTGTATTCCCTAATGTCGTGAGGATCTCTGATGCAAAGGCTATCCTGATGGGAGAGCCCTACAATGTGCCATTGGATGATATGAAGAACAAGCTTGCTGTTCTTTCTATTGCAGGGAGCTTGGGTGTATCATTCCCTAATCTGAAATAATATGCTGGAAAAAGCTTCTTCCAATAACATCTTGAATAAGGCAAGACTGCTTATGGATGAAGCAGGAGTGTCTCCCGTGTCTGATGATGCGGGAGACGGCTCCATTTTTACCGAGGACACCATTAACCTCGAAACTTACTTAAAGGGGGTTCTGACGGACGCTATTCGCGCCGTTTTTCTTGTGGCTCCTTTATATAAGATTGCCGCTTCTTCTTTGAGGGGCGAGAAATCGATATTCGATCTGCAAGAGTTCAATGGGTTTTCTTTTACCGTGTCCGATTCCAAGCACGGAGTGATAACCCTTCCTAATAACTTCTTGCGATTTTCCTCAATGAAACTAAAGTCATGGAAGAGGCCCGTTACTGAGATTCAAGAGCAGGGGAGTCTTTTGTGGCTACAACAATATATACCCGAAACAGAGGCGGGCTTCTGGAAGCCCGTATGTAATTGGGTAGACCTCAAGGAGCATGGTCGTTGCATAGAATTGCACCCATTGAATCTGATCGGGTTCTCAAGTATGACGCTTACACCGGATCAGATAAAGGCTTTTTTGGCAGATAAGGTAGAACACTTCACCTATATACCGGCTCCTTACGTAAACTTCGAAGCAAACTTCATCAAGCCAAATATGGATTCATCTTTGGCTGATGCTGCAGCATATATGTGTGCTTCCATGGTTTGCAGGATATACGAAAAGCCTAACGAGAGTAAGGCTTTCGAAGATAAGGCGATAAGCATAGCAATGTCATGAGCAATTTAGAGATAAATGTCGCGGAGAGTGACCTCCATTTTGAGGTAAAAGATGGACTCTTGATTATAAAAGTCAAGAAAGGGGTAGGTGAGTCGTCATCTGCTTTGTCTCCTTATTACCTGTCTGCGCTAAAGATTCAGATAGACACGCTAAAGCGTTCCGAGCAGGAGCTTCTTCCACACCCGATTCAGTCTTACGCGGATGAGATGCTTCGGTGCCGGAACATTGTGGATCGCGAATATCTGAAAGCGGAGAGTCTTTTGTCTGCTGACCATTCTTGGGAGGATGTAGCTATTCAGCAGGCTATATCTGATGTTCGTCAAGCTATTGTAGAGTATAATGCGGCTATCGATAAGGCGAGAAAGGCCTATAATATGACACAGATAGTCGGTGACCCTCATTGTGTGCTGGTTAGCTCTAATGGAAATGAATTTGGGGATATTGGATGGAGGACTACTCTAAAAGGTTCCATCGCGCTTGGTGTCCTTGGCGTTGTGGATATATCCGACAAGGTTCGCGAATGGAAATGGTCGAGAATCAGTGGAGAAAGCCCTGACGAGATAAACAGCGATCTGCTATGGAATCAAGAGCATCAGCACCACAACCAAAGGGATATTGATTTGGTTGTTGGCGATGATATTCCGCTTTATATGCCCACATGTTCTTTCAGACTCACTGCAACACTCCCCGATAGGGTCGTGGTTGGAGAATACTTAATAACACTTACAAATGGGTAGTATAGAAATATCGGGGCGTGGCATTCGAAAATTAAAACCTCTGTCAGCCGCTCTCTCTTTCGCCATCGATGGGGGCGGAGCGACGCAGGCGGTGAACGCCGTAACCGGGGAGCATATCCCCGACTGGCGATTTACGCCGATACGGATTCGCCCGATTATCACCGTCACCGACCCCGAGGGGCTGGTGACAAACGGGGTGCATAACAGCGACACCCCCACGGCAAATATGCGCTGGCTGTATGATGAGACGGGGGTAAACGTACTCGTAGGGGTCTCCTCTGCGGATATGTCTGTGGACACCTCCGCGACTGACCTGCGCGGGTCGCTGAATATCCGCAAAAATTTCGAAGCAGGCGCTCTTTTGCGCTTTGAGTTTGAGTATTCCACCTCCGCGGGCGGGGTACTCCGCACGGTCAAGCACAGCGGCACAATAGCCGTCGTGGTCAACCAAATGGCGGACGCGCTGGTACAGGTTCGGACGGTCTGCCCGCGCGGGCAATTCGTATTTTTTCCGCAACCCTCCGCGCCCGCCGATCTGCTCATGCAGATGCAGCTCTATTATAAGGGCGAGACCTGCCCCGCAGCGTATAAATGGTTTAAGGTCACAGGGGGCAATGAGACCGCTACGGGGGAGTTTGCGAACGAGTTGAGCGTGCCGGCCGCCGGCGTGTCCGCCCAGCCGAATTATCGCTGCAAAGCGTTAGACATGCGGCCCGAATACGCCGCCGCACTGGAAGCGGCAATGGGGCGGGCCAGGGCCGACGTATATAAAAAGTATCTGGGGGATAATTGGGCGGCGGTGCTACCCACCGTGCGGACGAATTTATACGAAGGAGAGGACTTCGTGCAGGACGGCAAGTTAAAGCAAATAGATGTTCCTCAGGAAATTATGTCATTGCCACCATCGCAGAGGGTGGGAATTTCTTATAAAATAAGATTCATTTCGGAGGGGAGCGAGGCGGCCGCGGAGTTCCCGGTTTTAAGAACCGGAGTGCGGCTGTACTCGTGGAACCCGAATGACCTGGGGTATGATGATATTTCATACGCTTACCCGCGAGACCCCTCTGTCACGACAAAGGTTTCCGGGTTCATGACCCGCTTGTCTAATAACCCGAACGTAAAAAAATACTACCTCTTTTACCCTCAGAACTATCATGCAGTTGGCCCCAAGGCCGTGAAAGCGGCTTTCTCTGACATTAAAATAGAAATCATCGCTGAAGACGGTCTGCCGGACACAACACCCTATCTCCCTCACGCGGACAAGTTGTCCGCCGAAATCCGCGCACGCGCCGCCGAAATTGTTGCCGCCAGCCCACCGACTCCACCCGCCGTATGGCCGTTGGAGCGGACATATATCCGCGACTTTACGCTCTCTACACAGACCATCCCCTACGAGTTGCTTCTGCGTATCGAGGGGCTGGGAGAGGTAGTAATCGTCCGCAGTGGCAGCCTCGCCCGCGGGGTCGGCCCCGCGCAGGAGCTGTTTAGCAACGTGCCGCGGGGTATGACCAAGTTCCGCGCCGTCATCGTTTGCCGTCAAGGCCGACACACCTACACGCCCGAGCAAACCGCGGCCATGTTCGACGTAACGTGGCCGGCCGGGTCGGAGGGGGTAAACGGCTGTAAGGCCGTGATGACGTCTTTAGATTTCAACTTATCCATAACACCTAAATACTTATGAGATACTACCTGATCAATAAAGATGCCGCCACGGGGGCAGGCATATATCAAGACGGTGACACCCATCGCACCACCGACGCAGAGGTGCTGGTACGAGAGTCGGAACTGGACGGCCACGATGCCGAGGCGCTCTCCGCCCGTGAGGTTTCCGCGGATGAGTTGATAAAATTGTTGAATGCTAAAAAACTAAAGTGATGGCTACCATACATGGTCGTTTTTCGTTTAAGAGGCGAGTTGCCGGAGGCGTCTTGCGGTGCAGGATAGTTGGGGGCACGAATCTTTCAGTGGCAGTTGGTGAGTCAGGAGAGGTTGTAGACCAAAATCTTTGGACGAATGCAGATTCTGCCCCAAGACTTTGGCCGGAGGCCTATGCCTCAGAGGGGTCTACTCCGATATTGCAGTTCAAGAAATTCGATTGGTATATAGATTCCTATCGGATTACTAATGATTCATCTTTAATAGACGGAGGTGCGTCTATTGGTGGCGGGTTGTCCGCGGGTGAGTGTTTTGAGTTGATTGCTGGCGGTGGGTTTTCCGGCAAGGTTATTCTCCGATTCAAGCGTGAAATCTTTGGCACAATCCACTCGGACAGAACCATCAAATTCGTTGGGGTTGTAGAGCAAAATGGGATTGATATTTCTTTGCAAGCTACTATTTCGACCAATAGATACCTTGTTGCGTCTAATGTATATGACGCCAATATCATTGCTCTTGATGGTCATATGTTTTCTGCTACGCAACAGACCTTGCGCTTTGTCCCCGAATTGCGGTATGGCGGCGTGGCGGTATCCGATGCCGTTTTCGAATGGGGATTTGTCGTTTCGCATGGTTCTGCCGGTGACACCTCCGGCGGAGATATTGCGGATGGTTTTGCGCCCAAAAACTTTACCCCTTATTCGGGTTCCGGCATTGTTCTTAAAGACGAAGATATTGCGGGTAATGGGGCTGTTTTGGCTCTCAGGGCTAAAGTGAACAGACAATATGTAGGATATTCTTATCAGCCGATTGTGGATGTGGAAGATCCTGTATCGTTACGGCTTTCTTCGTCCATGCCAACCCAAGATGTCGATGTGGTACCAGGGGTAAATCTCGTTCTATCCGTTGCGGTGGTGCAAGGCAATAACGACATAACATCCGAATATGAAAATGCGACATGGTCGTGGGGTGTTTTGGCCAATCCCGGAGCTAATCAAGAATTAGTTCCTGTCCCTGATTTGGCTCGTTCCGGGAAGGGGCTTAAAACTGTAACCTATCCAACAACAACCTTGTTTGCCGGCAGCTTGGAGGATGTGGATGTTCTTATTTCGATTGAATAATGCTGACGGGTCGATGGAGTTTGGGGCGCAAAAAGGAGGATAAGAGTGTGACAATACAAGGTGTTACGCAGATTGTCCAAGGTGCTGATAATGTATTCCGCCCCCAGATTGCTACCCTTACGGCTGAGCTTCAAGGGTTCGATGGGGTTTCCCGTACAATCGAGTGGTTTTATTATGAAATGGTAGATGTAGGTGGACAGACACAAGTCGGTTCAAGTCCCGTGTATCTGACATTCAACAACAACAAGACCAAATTGAATATAAACGCGCTGGATGTTGCAAATACACCCGTAAAGTCGCGAGTTTATGGCGTAAAAGTCTCTTGGTGGGAGGGTTCTGTTCATCGGTATGTGACAGACAGGGTGACTGTTTCGGTGGTTCAGGATGGGTATATACCCGAAGAGGAGTTGGAGGCTATTTGGGACAGCTTCGGCACCCCACATCTCTCGCAGACTGTCACCAACTTAAGCCAATATCTGTCTTTGATAGAACTCATGGAAAATAAGACCATGGGGGGCAAGGGGAATACCTATGTATGTGACACTATACAGGTGTCGTTTCAAGGGTCAAGTCCGTATATATTGCCGGATCCTCGTGTTATGCAGGGACGCGAGGTTAGTCTTTTTGTCGGAGATACTGATTTTGTTTGCGGCCCATATAATAGAGGGGTATATGTACACAAGAATCAACTGGCTGTAGGTGTTATTGGTGGAATTTGTACCGGTGGAACTTTTGATACGATGAACTCCTTTACCACTAATCCGGGTGACTTTGAAGAACTTCCCGGGTCTCATATATCAGACTGTACGAAGTACTATCCAAATCCTTCTATGGGTGGAGCTTATCATATATCCGAGATTGCCTGTGGTAGGAATTTTATTCTGATGTTCAGGGCTGTGAAGATAAAAGGCAAGTGCTATTGGTTCCTTGTGAACCAGTCGGAGTGCTCTGTGAAGTTCAATGAATCCCAGGGGAATAGGATCCTTAGTGCTACAGAAAAGGCTCTTGGATTTTCGGAGTGGACAGTGAAGTTCGATGCGCAGATTATAAAAAACGCCAAGCTGTCAAGCAATCAATTTGTTGTTACGGACAAAATGGGGTGGATTGAGTTCAACGGCACGGGAAGGACTATTACGATGAATTTCCCCACATCTCTCCCCGAAGGGTTTATGTGTTACCTGCAGAACAACGCACAGGCGACTATCGGTGTGTCGGGGTCTAATCCGGTCACATCACTGAATCGGATACCGGCAAGGTCTCTATGCATTTGCAGAAAGGGGAGCGGAAATAATATGTTGATATTTCAAATAAGCACGATATAATGGAGCAGTTTACACTATGGACAAACATCGTCCTCTCCCTCATAGGGTCGGGGATACTCGGCTTGCTCGGAACAGCTATAATGACTATCCGATACAGGCGTCAAGAAAAGGCACAGAAAGATTCCGATGCCATTACAGCGTCCACTAATACCGTAGAGAGCGTGGCAAATGCAGCTGATTCCGCTGCCGACCGATACGAGGCGGCTATGGGGAAGCGGTTGGAGGTAATGCAAAAGTATTACGACATACTTGACGACAATATGGAGCTTAAAAGCCGCATCCGCTTCTTGGAGAGCAGGCTGAAGGTGTCGGAGTACCAAGGGTCTGAAAACAGCCGCAAGATATTGGGGCTACAGAAGAAGCTGGACGAAATGATCGCAAGGACGACATACGCGGAAAAAAATATCTGCTTTGATAAAGATTGCCCCATACGTGAGCCGAAGCGAGGAACGTATAACGGAGAGAAAAAAGAATCACAAGAAATACAAACGGAAAAAGGAAATGAAAGTATTGCTTGATAACGGGCACGGGTATAACACCCTCGGCAAGCGATCCCCCGACGGGTCGCTATTGGAGTACAAATACGCAAGGGAAATATCCCTCGCTGTCGAAATGGAGTTGCGTCGCTTGGGCTATGACGTGGAGCGAATTGTCAGAGAGGAATCGGACGTATCGCTGTCTACACGCGTTCAGCGCGTGAATCGGGTTTGTGCGGATGTTGGGGCCGCGAACTGTCTGCTTGTGTCGGTTCACTGCAACGCCGCCGGTGCCGGTGGTGCGTGGCTCAACGCCACAGGGTGGAGCGCGTACACGACAAAGGGAAAGACCAAATCGGACGTGCTGGCAGATTGTCTGTATCGCGCTGCCGAGAAAAATTTCATCGGCAAGCGTATCAGGAAAGATATGCAAGATGGCGACCCTGATTGGGAGGAAAACTTCTATATCCTCAAAAACACGCATTGCGCTGCTGTTCTAACAGAAAACTTCTTTATGGACAATAAGGAGGATGTGGCCTATCTGCTTTCCGCGGAAGGGAAAAAGGCGGTGGTTCGTACGCATGTGGAGGGGATAACTGAATACATAAGGTCATTATGAGAGCATTTGAAAAGAAAGAGCTGGAGCGCAAGGAAGCGCAATCGGCTCGGAGAAAGCAGCATAAGATATTCGTCTTGTGCTTGCTCGGAGCTATCGCCATGACGACAGCCCTATTCTTCCTGACTTCTTGCCGTGCCCGTACGGTCTACGTGGACAAGGTGAAGACGGAGTACCGGGACGTTGTCCGTATCGATAG